GCTTTACAATAGGCTCGAAGGATGTCGTCAAGGCTGAAAAGCCTGAGCAGGCATCCTTTGCGCTGCCTTCCGCAACCGTAGATGATGGTGCGGTTACCGTTACGCAAAATGCTTACTACGGTACCTATGTTGATCTTGAAGGTTCTGTTCGAAACGAAATAGAACTCATCACACGTTATCGTGAGATGTCAAATCATCCAGAGTGTCAAATGGCAATTGATGAAATCGTCAATGAAGCCATCACACATGACGATCAAGGTAAAGTTGTTGATATTGTTCTAGACAATCTCAAACAACCAGAAACAATCAAGAAAAAAATTATCGAAGAGTTCAACACGGTATTAAAGATGTTGAACTTTAGTAATTTGGCCGACGATGTTTTTAAACGTTGGTATATTGATGGTCGTGTATTTTATCATATCGTAGTCAACGACAAGAATCCAAAAGAAGGTATTCAAGAACTTAGATACATTGATCCACGCAAGATTCGCAAAGTGCGTGAGATTAAAAAAGATCGTGATCCAAAAACAGGAGCAATGATTGTTGTATCGGTTGCTGAATACTATGTCTATAATGACCGTGGTACAACAACTCAAACATTTACTTCAAATGTAGGTCAAGGTATTCGTATTGCACCAGATGCTATCATCAACGTCAACTCTGGCTTGATGGATGCTAAGAATACATTTGTTATCTCATATCTACACAAAGCAATCAAGCCACTCAATCAACTTAGAATGATTGAAGATGCGATTGTTATCTACCGTATTTCACGTGCGCCAGAACGCCGCATATTTTACATTGATGTAGGTAATTTACCACGTGGTAAAGCAGAACAATATCTACGTGACATCATGATCAAGTATCGTAACAAGTTGGTGTATGATGCCAACACCGGTGAGATTCGTGACGAACGTAAACACATGTCTATGTTGGAAGACTTCTGGTTACCACGCCGTGAAGGTGGTAAGGGTACAGAAATTACCACACTACCTGCTGGTCAAAACTTAGGTGAACTAGAAGACGTAAAATATTTTCAAAAGAAACTTTTACAATCTTTAAACGTACCATATTCAAGACTTGAATCACAAGAAGGTGGTTTAGCAGGTCTTGGTCGTTCACAAGAAGTTACACGTGATGAATTGAAGTTTGCTAAGTTTGTTGTACGTCTGCGTAATAAATTCTCACAAATTTTCGATGAAGCACTCAAAGTACAATTGGTACTCAAAGGTATTTGTACACGTGAGGAGTGGGAACAGTTTAAAGAAGATATCTACTACGACTTCCGTAAAGACAATAACTTTACTGAACTCCGTGAAGCAGAATTATTACAAAACAGATTGCAAATGGTAAGTCTGGTTGATCCATTTGTCGGTCGTTATTTCTCCAATAATTATGTAATGAACAAAGTTCTCATGATGACGGACGAAGAGATTGAGGCAATGCAAGCAGAAATACAAAAAGAGAAAGACACGTTGCCTGATGACATGCAAGGTCCTGTTTTAGGTGGTCCGCCACAAGGCGCTGCACCACAAGCAGAACCAGAAGACAATACGATTGAAAATACTGAAGAGCAAGAAGAATCGTTGACGCCTGGTTTGGATGATGAAGTGAGTAAATCGGTTGTCAGTATAAATAACAGACGCAAATAAGAAAGGTTATTATGGAATTAAAAAATATTATCAACAATATTGCAGCTGGTGATAGCGCAGCAGCAAAAGAAGGCATAGAAAATGTTTTATCCGCAAAAGCGTTCGATGCGCTCCAGGGCCGTAAGCAAGAAATCGCTTCTACTTTATTTGGCGGGAAAGAGCAAAGCGACGAAGAAGTTACCGACAGTGAAGAAGCCGTAGAGCAAGAATGAAATCTTTACTCGAATTTAAATCTATCGTAGAAGAAGAAAAGCAGGACTACTCTAAGTTCGATGCACTTGTTCGTGCGGGCTTAGCCAATAAAGCACAACTGCAACGCATTCACAAAATTTTAGATAAGATGGGTGAAGAGCGTCCACAGTTCAACAATGCCGATCGTGAGATCATGCGTAATCTTTTCAATCGTATGGTAGATTTAGTTTCAAGTAAACAACTTTACGGTAAAGCAAGACAAGTAGTTCGTGAAGATTTAGAAGAAGCAAGAATGGATAGCGTCGGTAGTTCTTATCCATTATTACCTGACCCACCCGCTGTGCTAGTTATCAAACGTAAAGCAGTAAGACTGTATCCAGATGGCACACGAATTGCAATGTACTGGAGTGATAAACTCAAAAGAGTTTTTAGTTTACCGTATGGTCCTGCCGTTGATCCAGTTGTACAAGCGGAAGAATACGTCAAAGAATTGATTGAGTCTGAAGAACTTTTACTGAACGATGGTAACATTATTAATCTAAACGAAGAAACAAAACAACAAATTATAAACACATACGGTCAGTTAGAAGAAGACAGCAAAGAAGTTTTTTGGCAGCAACTAACTGAATCTGTAGCAACGTTTGGAAAACTATATGAATTTTGTAGACTTAATTCTGCAAAATAAATTAGACGAAGCCAAAGAGTTAATCTTTGAACGTCTGAACGACATTGCTTCTGTTCGTATGGAAGAAGCAAAACCTTACATCGTCGATGCGATGTTTGAAGAGATTGAAGTTGACGAAGAAGTATTGGAAGAAGCGGCTAAGAAACGCAATCCAAACATTCAAAAAATGGGACGCATTACAAAAGTGCGCCGTCGTATTCGTCGTAATAAAAAAGGTAAAATTGTAGTTCAGCGTAATGTAAAAAAATCTGGACTAAAAGGTTATCGCATTTCTGGTAATACAGTCAAGCGTATACCAGCAACAGTAAGATTACGTAAAGCACGTTTATTAAAACGTTCTTGGAAGACTACAAGAAAAAGTAAACTAAGACGCACATTGTTAAAGAGAAAGATGTCAATGCGCCGTCGTCAAGCAATGGGACTAAAATAAAATGCCATTTGAAATTACCAATACTCTAAGAGGCTCATCGATTGTTCGTGCAGTCGATGCAGGAACATATACTATCACTCTTAATAATTTAAGAGCGAATGCTACAACTGAAACTGTTACTGCTGCTGACATCAAACATGTTTTGTGGTCAACAAACGGCAGCGTTCGTATCACAAGAAACGGAGTGCCTTTGTTAGCACTGCTAAATGGCGGTGATATGGATTTCGATTCATATGGTTACTCAGTTGCCAATAATAATACCTCAAGCATTGTAATTGAAATTAATACAGGCGGTACAGTAATTTTACACCTTGCCAAGTATGCAACATACAATGTAGATCCATATACAGGAGTCAGTCTATAATGAAACTCATTAAAGAACATATTGAAAATGTAAGATATCTTACCGAAAAATCTGAAGATGGTAAAAAAAATCTTTACATTGAAGGCATATTTTTGGTTGGTGATACAGTCAATCGCAACAACCGTATGTACAAAATGGACACACTTCGTAGTGAAGTCGAACGATACAAACAAGAATATATTGATACAAATCGTGCGCTTGGCGAATTAGGACATCCAGATACACCATCACTGAATCTAGAACGTGTGTCACACAAAATTACAAGTTTGGTAGAGAATGGTAATACATTTGTGGGTAAAGCATTGATTATGGAGACACCATACGGTTTGATCGCTAAGAATCTTATTGAGTCTGGTGTCGGCCTTGGCGTTTCATCACGTGCTTTAGGTTCCGTCGTTATGACAAAAGAGGGTTATAATCTAGTACAAGATGACCTGCGACTTGCAACTGCTGCTGATATCGTTGCTGATCCTTCTGCTCCTGGCGCTTTCGTTCAGGGCATTATGGAGAACAAAGAATGGTTATTCGTAGAAGGAAAGTTTGTCGAGTCTCATATCGATCATGCTAAACAGCAAATTCGTAAAGCATCACGCAGAGATATTGAAACAGTTGGATTGCAACTTTTCGAAAACTTCCTACGAAAACTTTAAAATTTATAAATAAGAAATCATAAGGAGATATTCAATGGCAACAAACAAACTCATGGAAGCAGCGGCAGAAATTCTTGCAGGAAGCAAGTCATCTGCTCCTGGTATGCCAATGCCTAAGTTAGCTTCTGTTACCCCAGGTAACTCTGGGACACCGGAAGACTTGGGTGGTCCTACACCACAGAACAACAAGCCTACTGATGATTCTAACAAGTTGTCAAGCAAAGGCAATGCTAAGAGTGCAGCAGCACCTACAACTAAGCCTTCAGCAGCATCAAGCGATGTTCAACTTGGCGACAAGAACATGAAAGCGGGTACAGGTACAGCAATGATGCCTGAACAAGCTAACGAAGAAGAAGAACTGATTGATGATGAATCAGCAATCGAAGAAATGAAAGCACAAATGAAAGAAGATGTTGCTTCATTGTTTGCTGATGACTCAAGCATTTCTGAAGACTTCAAAGCAAAAGCTGCTACAATCTTTGAAGCACGTGTATTTGACCGTGTTGCACAGATCCAAGAACAAATGGAAGCAGAATATGCTGGCATGTTGGCAGAGGCTCTTGAGGAAATCAAATCTGAACTCACAGAAAAGGTAGATGATTACCTGAACTACGTAGTAGAGCAGTGGATGCAAGAGAACGAAATCGCTATCGAAAGCGGTCTGCGTTCCGAAATCACAGAAGACTTTATTGCTGGTCTGCGTAATCTGTTTGCCGAAAACTACATTAACGTTCCAGAAGATAAAGTCGAACTGGTAGATGAACTTGCATCTAAAGTCGAAGAACTGGAAGTTAAACTGAATGAAGAAATTGAAGCCAATATTCAGTATAAGAAACAACTTACTGAGGCAATTAAAGTACAACTAGTAAATGAAGTTTGTGAAGGTCTCACAGCAACTCAAGTAGAAAAAATCAAAGCACTTGCAGAGAGTGTAGAATTTTCCACAGAGGAAGAATTCGTAGAAAAACTTGAGACAATTCGTGAGAACTACTTCCCATCAGGCGTTAAGAAAGCCGATGTTGCACAACTTCATGAAGAAGTAGAAGACGATGGTAGCGAAAAGAAAACTGCCGCTGATCCATATGTCGCTTCAGTTGTACAAGCGATTTCAAAAATCAAAATTTAAATAATAACAAAAGGAGATACTAAATGTATTTGTCTGAAAATCTACAAAAGAAATGGGACGCAGTTCTGGATCACCCAGACATGCCTGCCATTGCAGATCCATACCGTAAAGCAGTTACAGCGGTAATTCTGGAGAACCAAGCACAAGAAATGATCAAAGAAGGTCATATTCTGAACGAAGCAGGTTCACCAACTAACTTTGCTGGTACAGGTGGTTTCAGTGGCGGTGCTGCTGCTGCTGGTCCTGTTGCTGGTTTTGACCCAATTCTGATCAGCCTGGTTCGTCGTTCGCTGCCAAACCTGATCGCTTATGACGTTTGCGGCGTTCAGCCAATGACAGGTCCTACAGGCCTGATCTTTGCGATGCGTACACGTTATGCTGGTCAAGGCGGTACAGAAGCATTCTACAACGAAGCAAACACAGCATTCTCAGGTGCTAACGGTGCAATCGTTGCTTCTTCAATGAACATTGCTGGTAACACAACAGAC